CAGTACGAGCGCGGCCGCATGGGGGTCATGGGTGGGTTCGAGTGGGTCATGGACCAAAATTGCCAGGTCCACACCACGGGTCCGCTGGGCGGCGCTCCAGCAGTTGGGGCGGCCGGCCAGACGGGATCAACGCTTGCGGTAACCGGGTTCACTGCGGCGGCCGCGGCGAGGCTCAAGAAGGGCGACACATTCACGCTCGCTAGCGTGTATGCGGTCAATCCGGTCTCGGGCGCAGTCTCTTCTGACCTTCAGAGGTTCGTTGTCACTGCGGATGTAAGTTCAGACGGCGCCGGCGCGGCCTCGATCCCGATCTATCCGCCGATCACAACTACAGGCGCGAATAAGACCGTCTCCGCTTCGCCGGCGGGCGGGACTCCGCTGACCATCCTGGGCACGGCGAACCAGCTCGCGGCGCAGTCGATCGCGTTCCACCAGCACGCCTTCGTGATTGGCATGGCGCCGCTCGAGGTCCCGAAGGGAGCGCATTACGCCGCATCCCAGCAGGACCCGGATACGGGTGTCGCAATCCGCTGTGTCAGCGACTACGACGTGATCAACGATTTATTCATCACGAGATGCGATGTCCTCTACGGGCACGCAGCGCAGAGGCCCGAATGGGCAGTAAGGCTGGTGAGCTAGCATGGACGCCAAAAAGAACAACGAGAAGGACGACGCCGCGGTAGCAGTCGCGCCTCCCCCTCCCCCACCGGAGCCGTACCCGGCGCCCGGATACCCGAAGGTCCTCTACAGCAAGACCGATCGCGTGCCGCCAAAGATCGTGAACAACGATGCTGAGTTGGCGGCGCTCGATCCCCACCAGTGGACGCAGATTCCGCCGGTCGAACCCAAGGAGAAGCCCACATGGCCGAAGCTATACGCCAACGTCAACAACCTGCCAATGTGGGTGGCTGACGAGGCCGCGGCCGCGCAGCTCGGCTCTGCGTGGGTGGAATTCAAGCTGCCGAAACCGGCGACCAAATGAGCACGGCCGATTATCCGCGGATGCTCTTCCACCGGCGGCTGGAGCCGGCAGTTGTGCAGTCCGAGGAAGAAGAGGCTGCGCTAGGCGCGGAATGGGCTCGGACCATTCCGCAGCCCGATATCGAGCCCGCGGCGCCGCCGCCAGACCTTCCGGACGTCCCCGATCCTGGCGAGCAGCCCGATCCCGGGCAGGAACCGGACGAGCCGGAAACCGTGCGGCGGCCGCCGGGCCGGCCGAAGAAGGCATTGGCGCCGGCCAAACGGCGGGCGTAACACGATTTACCACCCCGCGGCACATTGCAGCACTGCCGCAAGGTGGATCGCATAGGTACTTTGCCGTATGCCTACCACCGTAACGCAATTAATCCATTCCTCGTTCCGGTTGATCGGGGCGATTGCCTCGGGAGAGACGCTCGAGGCGAACGAGCTGACTGATGCGTTCGCGGCGCTGAACCAGCTCGTCTCGAGCTGGAACACCGAAGGCGCTTCGATCGTAGGGCGTAAGCGTCTCCTGGTTTCCGTAGGCGGCGGAAACAGCTACACGCTCTCGGAACGCCCGGTAAAGGTCGAGTCGGCATCCGTTCAGTCCGGTGGCATCGATTCGCCCCTGGAGATCGTTGACTCGGTCGGGTGGGAGTCCACCCCTGAAAAGGCGGCGCAGTCGGTCTACGTCAAGAAGCTCTTCTGCGACTACGGCTATCCGACAGCTACGGTGTACATAGCGCCGATTCCGCGGCTCGGCGGAACGCTCGAGGTGTGGATCTATGTGGTGATTCCCGCATTCGCCGCGGTGGATCAAATTATCGATCTTCCGGAGGGCTACGAGATGGCGCTTCGGTTCAACCTGGCGCTCGCTCTGCTGCCTGAGTATCCGCGGTCTCAGGTCGACCCTACGCTTGTTCCGCAGGCGCAGCAGTACAAAGCGGCCATCATGCAACTCAACGCGAGCAACCACATGCGGTCTCAGGCCAGCTCGCCGGCGCAGGCGATGGCGACGGCCCAACCTCCAGCGAGTTAAACAATGTCTACACCGACGCCTGTTTTTCCCGGAGCAATCGCGACCGACGCCCACCTCAAGCTGGCGAACAACCTGATCCAGACGACGTTGAAGGTGGGGATCGATGGCAGCAATACGATCCTGTTTGTCAATGCGAGCACCGGCTTTACACCCCATTGCCTGGTCTCGATCGACAAGGAGATCGTCGCAGTCGAGAGCGTCATCGGCGCCCCGAACCCGGCCCTGATCGTGGCGACCGGCGGCCGCGGGTTCGACGGGACTGCTGCGGCGACTCATGCGACCGGCGCGAAGGTATCGATGTACATCGACGCCTGGCACCATAACGCGCTCGCCGCGGAAGTGAAGGCGATCGAGTCATTCCTGGGGCCGAACGGCCAGAACATCAGTGGATCGGGAGCGGCGATCTACGTTCCGGACGGCTATGACTTCACGCGCACGCCGGGCGGCTCTTTGATCGTTGGGCTCAATACCATTACGCTCTCGCCGATCCCCGCCGGCATTGCGGCCGGATCGTATCTTTACATAAGCGGTGGAACGGGAGCGGCGGAAGCAGTGCCAATCTCCTCCTGGAACCCGGCTACGGGTGTGGCAATCATCAATTGCGCGAATACCCATTCGGGCGCCTGGACAATCTCGAGCGCGAGCGACGGCATTCAGGAGGCGATCAACGTCGCCGCAAATAACGGGACGGTGACGCTTAAAGCGAAAACATACGTCGTGCAGGGCACGATCAGCGTAAGGACTGGCACCGTGATTCAGGGGAGCGGGAAGGCCGATATTCTGCCGGCCACGTTTACCGGCGGAACGATGATCGATGCTACCGCCGTAACCGCCGGCTACGTGTTCGATTACCTGAGCCCGGTTCAGGCGTCACCTTACGGAATGAGTTCGGCGTTTGTGTTCCGCGATTTCTCGATCAAGACAGGGCTGAACGGGATCCGCCTCAACAACGACACCATGCCCACAGGAGCCAGCAATCAGGCATTCCTTACCGACAACGTAGTGATCGAGAACGTCAACATTTACGGGGCTAGTCAGTATCTGTCTGATCCCGGCAACAATACCAATACCGTACCCAGCCTGGGAACTTTGAAGACATATGGAGTCGGTATCAATCTTACGCTTGTGTTCCGGGCCAGGGTTCTCGACTGCGGCATTTATCTTGTGGGCGTTCCATTCCTGATTTATGGCGACGAGAACCTGATTGACGCCTGCTTGTGCAGCCAGTCCAGCATCGGTATGTTCCTCGAGGGCAAAGATCCGGACAGCAACGCCGTGATGTATGGCAACAAGAACGTCATCCGCCATGTGAAATTTCAAGGCCAGACGCGCCTGCCCACAATCTGGATTGATTGGTGCGGAGGAGGCTACGTTGAAAACTGCTATTTCGAGCCCGGAAGCGGAAACATCAGTCAATACGCGAGAGTGACCAACGGCCAGACTTTTACGTTCGGCCCCAACAATTGGGTGCAGGCTCCTCTCAGTGCCGGATCGTGCCCTAGTTTTCACCTTGATCTTCAGGGCGAAGCATTGATTCACAACAACTCGATGCTACAGGGGGCGGTTCTTCCCGGGCAGATAGAAATGGACTATCACCAGTACCAGGCTAAATACCCAAATATCGTGCGAATGTGGGGCAACGGGTCTTATTTCCCGCAACCGGGCAACCGGAATTGGCTTGCGGGCGGCAAGCATCAAGTCTGGCCGATGATTCCCGGCGTGCTGGTCGGGCAGCCGAATTCGTTGGTCTTGAATGCGTCCAACAATCCGTCTGACTGGGCCTATAACAGCACAGCGTACCCTTGGGTTCTGGACACGACCACCCAGCGATATGTAGTCAATGCCGGTGACGCGGCAATCGCGGCCAACGGTTTCGGCGCGTGGTTCCGCCAGACGGGGAGACTCTATCGGACGTTCAACCTCTTGATGAGCGCCAGGAAGACAGGGGGGGCCGGCACTTGTGCGATCAATGTGACATATGAGGGAAACGCCACGACGTCTCTCGGCAACTACGTGCTGACGTTCACTACCACGGCTGAAACTTCCGTTCAGACTTCCGCCAACTTCTCGATTCCAGCCGGCGAAACGCTGGGTGGAAGTCTTCGGGTCAACTTTATCCCAAGCGGAGTGAACGTCGAAGAGGTTCTCGTCGTTCCGGTGAGTTGAGCGATGGCGAAAGAATCTCTTTTCGACAATATCCTCTGGAACCAGGGCGCCTTCGGCGGCTCGGTTCCTACGGGCGCGGCAATCATACTGGCCGGCAAGGGTCTGATTTACCCGGCCCTCCGCAAGGCCGGCGTGACGCTCGGCCCGCAGCGCACACCGTCGCCGGCGCAATACCAGGACGGGCTCGAGGAGCTGAACCGGCTGGTGGGATCCTTGAGCTGCGACCGGCTGAACATCTACTCGATCACGAAGTCCTCGTTCCCGCTTACGGGAGCGGGCAGCTACACGATCGGCCAGGATCCATCAGGTGAGACCATTGCGGACTTCGACACGCCGCGGCCGGTGATGATCGAGGCCGCGGGCATCACGGGTTCGCAGGGCGGCTGTGCGTCTCTTGCGGTCGTTCCCTCGGACGTATGGACGGCGCAGTGCAATTGTTCGGCCGGTGTCGGATGGCTTTACAACGATCGGGCGTATCCGATCTCGACGCTTTACCTTTCGGGTTCGCCGACAGACGGGATCCTCGAGCTGCACTCCTGGCAGATGGCGCCGGCGTTCGTGTCGATCGATGATGCCGTGCTCCTGCCGCCGGGCTATGAGGACGCAATCGTTTTGAATCTCGCGATCCGTCTCGCTCCGCATTTCCAGCGGGTAGTAGATCCGGATGTCAGACGGGAAGCGCAGCTCTCGCTTATGCGTCTGGAATCGATCAACGCGCCGCGGCCGATCGCCGATACTTCGGAGGCTCTGAGTTGCGGATGCGGATATGACATACGGAACGATTGCTCCTGACGGACGCGCAATGCCGGCCATGCACGCTATCAGGGAACTCCGCAAGGGAGCAGGCCATGCACAGCACGGGCTCATCTGGGCGCTCTCTCATCCATAACGAATGTCCACAACTGAGGGTGACGTCGAACCCGTGGCTCTGCGCGTCCGGTGCGATTGCTGAGACTTTGGATCGGATTAGGCCGGGCATTCCTGGCCGAACTATAGCATGAAGATCTCTCTGGCTGGACCCTCCTACACATCGAAAAGCGTAGTCGCGGCAACGCAGGAGACAATCAACTGGTATCCGGAGACGCTCGCCGCGGGGGACGAGCCACGGCGCCAGGTGCTCATCGGGAGACCCGGCCTGAAGCTGTTCG